AATGGCTAGGTTCCAACCTTCAGTAAAACCTTCCGAGTGTGCATGCGTGTATTCGTTCGCCTTTTTGGCTTGTTCGATTAATTGATCCGACATGATATAACCTTTCTGTCGCTGAGCTACGGCGATATGCCGTTGCCAATACGCCTCGGTCGGCGTACATGGATGAGATTATGAAATAACCCCCGACATGTCAAGCACGCCGAGGGTTATTTATTGCGGGTTACTTGTCCTGACAATGGCACCGATCCTTCAGTGGTCGCAGACAGTCTCCGCACAGTGGCTCGGTCATGCGCTCACCTGCTCGGCATAAGCTAGCGCGGTCAGTACCTGCACGGCGCTCTCGTGGAAGTGTTGCTCGGCCAAATAACCCTCGCGGTCGTAGAGGCTAGCCTCGCTCTTGTGCCAGCGTATAAGGTCGGATAGGGTCACGATAACACCCCCGTCTTCTCCACCGAGACAGACTCATACAGTGGAATAGTTAGCCCGTTATGATCGGCTACGGTAAGCGCCCAATCGATAATCGGCACGTCTCCTATTTCGTTGTCGTGTTCGTGGTAGCACAAGATATTAATAACCCACTGGCTACCATAAAATTTCACTTCATATTCGTACTCGGTCATAGTTCAGCCTCTTTTCGTGAGATAAGGGTAAATTGTCCCCCGCATGAGCAGGCGATAATCGGCGCTCGCGTGGTGATATGGGTCGCGAGTGAGTCGCAATCGGGGCACACCATTTCATAGGAGATAAACGGCGCAAGGTCGCAGGCGTGGCTAGTGGATCGATCGTACTGTCCGCACGCCCCGCACAAGTTCGCGACGGCGTGAAGAGAACAATAAATATCCCCGTCATCTTCTGTAAAGTAGTCGCGATCCGAATCTGACCAATCACATTCGGCGCATATATAGAGCGCGTTCACTCTTCAGCCTCGCAACATGACGGCGTATTGTATCCCCCGCACGATAGGCACGGGTCATCGAGTGCGGTAACGTCCCAATCTTCCCAATTATATTTAGCGCCTACGGGGGCAAGGTAGGAGACTAAATCAACCCCGCATAGGCACTTGCCTATTTTCGCGTGAGGGTAAGTTTCTACCCCGCCGTAGGGTGCGTGTGTGTGTTCGCTCATGCTTCCGCCCCTTCCAGCTCGCTAGCCTTGCTGTAGGCATAGGCTAAAATTCGATAGGCTAGACCTTGCATAGCTACGAATAAATAGTGAGAGTTAAGATCGGTCAAGGTCGGATTAACCTCGCCACCGAAAAATTCTTGCACCTCATCATCTAATTCAGGACGTGCCCATAGCGCGAGCGCCTGCACGCGCTTATTTATGGTGCTGTAGTAGTCTTCAACCTCGCTGTCGGCGAGATGAATAGAAGGATCGGTGACCGTGTCCTCGGTGTAGTCGTCCTCATCATTTAGCCAATCTTTAGCGCGCCATGCCATGTCGGCAATCTCGCCCACCCAATCCTTGCCCGCTACGTGGTCGGGCATTTCATCCCATAGCTCACCGAGTGAACCGTTAGTGAGATTTTCTTCTGTAATAGTGTCTAGTACTTTCTTAATCTCTTTACCTTGCATTTTTTCCTCTTTCTAGTCGTGAGAGTGCTTGATCTAAGACTCTCGCACCTTCCACGGCGCGAACCGTGGAAAGTACGTCAGCATTAGCCTAAAAATGCCTTGCCGTGCATGAGTACAGTAATCGCGATAGCGGGGGATAGGTAGAAGGCTATCCGAACCACTAGGCGGACATGATAATAGACGGGTGGGTGTTGTCGCTTCATGCGCTCACCTTAGCCTTTAACGATCCGCGACGTACGCGGGAGATTCGATACTGTCCGCCTTGCCAGACGGTCATGGTGACGGCGTAATCTTCCGCCTCTTGCTTAGAGTTAAACTCATATGGCATAACGCCCCGTCCGCGAATTTCGACGATATACACCACGATTAAGCTACCTCTCCACGATAGACAAGCTCGCCACGGTTGATAGCGTGGAATGTATCGTAATCGCCGTGTAGGCGTGTGCCATTCTTAAACTGAATGGTGCATAGGCGGATCTTTCCGCTATAGCTTGTGCTTATTGAGCTAATCTTGCTCATATCCAATTTAACGGGATTTTTCACCACTTTATAGTCTCCTTCTAGTCTGTCGGCTTGTGCCGATAGCCGAATTATGCGCCTACCGTGTAGGCGTGTCAAGCCACCTTCACGCATATTTTGATAACAATTTGGTAACGAAACTCTCCCATTTTGCCAGATCCTCGGGGGTTGTCGGGGGCTATCTTGTGTCTGATTATCCCGTGGGTTGTGTGCAGGTTGTGTAGGGACAGTCATCCCACCAGCCCCGAAGCGCCCCCAATCAACTACCAATCGCCAGCCAATAGCCTTTATATACACAAGATAAGCCACCAATCGCGCACAATCCGAGCGCCTCAATCCTCGGTCTAAGTCTAAACTTACGGTGTAAATGTAGACAAAAACGCCCGCAAAGTCTAACTATCGACTCGGGGGATTTTAACAGTGAGTGTGACTATGTATTACTATCAACCAAACAATTTTTTCTAAATATAGGATCTGCGGGCCAATGTGACAAAAATCTTTTTTCTGAAAGTAGTATAAAATACTGACTTTAGATATTGTGATGTAATTCACAGAAATAAAAGCGGGACAAAACAAGTTTTTTGACCCTTAATATATATAGAGGGTTTTGTAAGCATGGAAAAAACCCGACAGCTAAAACGGGGGCTACGCCCCCTTAAATAAACCTATGGTAACCAAGCGGAGCTTGGGTATGTATAGATCATATATATGACCATAGGTATATCGTTTTCCACAGGCAGGGCTGCGCCCAGCCCCCTAAGTTATTTCCATAGGGATTACCATAGGGTCGGCATAGCCGCCCCGTCAGGTTACCAACCGTAGGTTGATGACCCATAGGCCGCGCGCTAGTCGCGGCGGGATATTTAGGGTAGGTGAGATGTATGGCTAAGCCATCGGCGAATAAGTACAAGATCGCGCCAGACTCAACTATCTCGGCCAGCCAGGCCAAGCAGGTCATCGTTGAGATGATTACCAAGGGCTACAGCATCGCAGATGCTGTTAAGGCTACAGGTAAGTCCATCAAGTCCTATGAGTACTACCGCGCCTCAGACGCGCAATTCAAAGAGGCGGTTGACCTAGCTCGCGCCGTCCAGCGCCGAGACGGCGTGATTAGCGACGAAGACGCGTCCATCAGCTTTGAGGACTTTCGGGCCAAGTACCTCAACTCCAAGACCTTTGACCACCAGCGCAACATTATCTCAATGTTGGAAGAAGGCAAGCCTGCGTGGGTTCACCCCAGCATGACCTATGAAGAGGGCTTTCCCAACTACGTCCTGGTGAACATGCCCCCTGAGCATGCCAAGTCGATGACTGTCTCTATCGACTACATCACCTACCGTATCTGTATAGATCCGAACATCCGTATCAAGATTGTTTCCAAGACCTTGACAATGGCTAAGGACTTTCTCTACGCTGTCAAGCAGCGCCTGACTCAACCAGCCTACGCTGAGTTGCAGCGTCGTTATGCTCCTGCCGATGGTTACAAAGAAGCGGCAGATAAGTGGACGCAGGATGCGATTTACCTAGAGCGCGACTCGGGTGAAAAAGACCCTACGCTACAAGCGCTGGGCATCGGCGGACAGATTTACGGTGCGCGTGCTGACTTGATTGTTCTGGACGACTGCGTGACCTTGGCTAACGCCAACGAATACGAAAAGCAGATTCGCTGGATACAACAGGAAGTTTTAACCCGTGTCGGTCCCACAGGCAAGATTCTTGTCGTGGGTACTCGCGTCGATCCGATTGACCTATATCGCGAGATGCGTAACCCTGACCGTTATCCAGATGGCACATCGCCATGGACATACTTGGCTATGCCAGCGGTTCTTGAATTTGCCGATGACCCAAAGGATTGGGTTACCCTATGGCCACGAAGCGACAAGCCGTGGTTAGGTGACGATGCGAATATCGGGCCAGACGGTTTGTATCCGCGCTGGGATGGACATAACCTACGCAAGCGTCGCGGTGTTCTTGACCCAAAGACATGGGCCATGGTCTACCAGCAGCAAGACGTGGAAAGCGAAGCAGTCTTTTCGGCTGAGTGTGTTCGCGGTTCCGTATCGGGCATGCGAGCCATTGGGCCTTTGCTACCAGGTGCGCCTGGTCACCCACAACATTTAGGCAGCAGCTACACCATCTGCTCTATGGACCCAGCTATGTCGGGAGATACATTCTCCATCGCCTACTCAGGCGACAAGACGACAGGCAAGCGGTACATCCTAGAAGCATCACGCATGCCAGCTCCTACGCCCCAGCGTATTCGCGAGTTGATCTTTGAATGGACAGACAAGTATCGTCCATCGGTCTGGGTGATTGAGAAGAACGCATTTCAGTTGTTCCTCACCATGGACGAAGAGATTAACCGCTTCCTTGCTTCACGCGGCATACGCCTCGTTCAGCACTATACAGGTGCGAACAAGATGGACGCTGAGTTTGGTGTTGCTTCAATGGCACCATTGTTCGGCACCATGGACAAGCTTGGTGCGCACATGAAGAACAACCTTATAGATTTGCCACGGTCCGACAATGAAGGCATTAAGTCGCTCATAGAGCAGCTCATCACGTGGGCACCTGGCACTAAAAATAAGCAAGACGGCTGCATGGCCCTCTGGTTCGCGGAAACGCAGATGCGTGACTACATCAACCAGGCGGGTGCTTACGGCCACTCCTTTGTGAAAAATCCTTTTGCTACCAGATGGCAGAATGAAAATCGCAAGGTGATTAACCTAGAAGAATATCAACGACGACAAGAACAGCAAGCGGCTAACGGGGGGTACTTATAGTGCTAGAGATTGACGTAATCTCGGACAAGCTCAAAAAGCTTCGTGCGCATTACTACGCTCGCGATACTCGCTATGATGATCTGCTGGCTATCCGTCAGGGCAAGCTTGACCAGGTATTCCCTGGCATGTTCTCTGAGGACTATCCAAAGCCAATGATTGCTAACTTCATTGACGTTGCAGCTCGCGACGTTGCTGAAGTTATTGCGCCTCTTCCTGCCTTCAACTGCATGACGACTAATACCGTCTCGGATGCAGCCCGCCGTCGTGCCGACAAGCGCACCATGATTGCCGCTGGCTACCGCGACACATGCAACCTTCAGACCTTGATGTACTCAGGTGCTGACCGTTACTTGACTTTTGGTTTTCTTCCATTTTTGATTGAAGCTGACTACGAGAACAAGCGACCAATGATTCGCATTGACTCGCCTATTGGAGCATACCCAGAGTTTGACCGCTTTGGTAAGCTCATCTCCTACAGCAAGCGCTACATCAAGACAGTCCGTGAATTGATTAACGACTTTCCTGAACATGAGAATATCATCCGTGGTCAGTACGAGAACCGCAACTCTGAGCGCATGCTGGAGATGTATCGCTACCAAGATAAGGAACAGCTCGTCCTGTTCTTGCCAGAGCGTAACAACTTTGTTCTTTCAAAGGTTGCTAATGACCTTGGTGAAATTCCTGTCGCTATCGCGCTCCGTCCAGGTGTTGACTCAGACGAGCATCAGCGTGGACAGTTCGATGACATTATGTGGGTACAGGTTGCCCGTGCCCGCTTCGCGTCACTCTCGCTAGAAGCAGCGCAAAAGGCAGTACAAGCACCATTCGCTTTGCCTTCCGATGTTAACGTTCTTGAGATTGGCCCAGATGCGACTATTCGCTCTGCCAACCCACAGCAGATTCGTCGTGTGGATCTAAACATTCCACCTGGCATTTTCCAAGAGAACGAAATTCTTGACCAAGAAATGCGTACTGGTTCACGTTATCCAGAAGGTCGCCTTGGTCAGCAGTCAGGTTCTATCGTCACTGGTCGTGGCGTACAGGCACTCATGGGTGGCTTTGATACTCAGGTCAAGAC